ATGGATCAGCACCACGACCAGTTCAGGCAACCCCGGACGGACGCAGCATGGGACGAACAGAAGCAGCGGGCCGCGCAGCTCTTGCGCGCATCGCTGTCGGCGGAAATCGACAGGCTGGAGGGCATGCTGGCGCCGCGCTCCATGGAAGAGATCATGGCGGAACTCTCGCGCTGCCTGACCCTGACGGCGCCCTCCGGTATGTCCCAGGACGATCGCGTTGAATGGCTGACCGTTGCCGCGATGGAATTGCTGGCCGTGCCGTCGTGCATTTTTGATGAGGCTTGCGCCGAGGCTCGCCGGACCTGCGATCATCCGTCGAAGATCGTTCCGGCCATCCTGCGCTATCAGCCAGGCCATTACATTTCCGAAGGCTTTCTGAGCAATCGCCTCCGCATTGAGCGCGCCAAGCTGGCGAACATCGACGCCCCTCGCTTGGCCGAGCCGGAAGAGAACCCGGAAGATCGACGCGGCGTCGTCAAAGGCATGGGTGATCTGGTCAAGGAAATGCAGGCCAAGGTCGCCGCCGAGGGGAGGATCTGATGCCATGCCCGCGAATCCCGGCCGCAACCCCTTCGACGGCAACGACAGCCCACCTCTGGTCGATATCCGCTACCGCTGCGGCCTCGTCGCTCGCGCGGTCGATCCGAACAAGCGCCGCTGGGTTCGCTGGCCCGGTCGCGACGACAGCATGGACATCGTTTCTTGGCAGCCCGCTGAGGGCAAGGATTACGAGCTGGTTTGGCCAGCGGGGGAGGTTTGACCGATGAGCGGATCATCCGCCGAGCGCGAAATCCGCGACTATGCCGCCGGCCGTCTGCGCCAGATGATCCCCGGCGCCAGGATCATCCATGAGCTTGTCGTTGGCGGTTGCCGCGCCGATCTGGCCGCCGTCACCGATGAGCGGGTAACGCTGGTCGAGATCAAGTCGGAGCGCGACACCCTCAAGCGCCTACCTGAGCAGGTCCGCCAGTTCAGCCGCGCCGCGCATGAGGTGATCGTGATTGCCCACGCGCGTTGGTTTGACACCGCGCCATACAACAATGGCAGGCCTCGATTCGTGCCAGGCAAAGAGCTTGCCGATGGGGTGAAAACGGCATGCGTCTGGGGCTACCCCGAGGTTGCCGATCGATATCCCTACGGCGCTTGGTCGATGCAGAAATGGTGGTCGGCCCGGCCTGAGCCGCACGCCGCGCGACTGCTAGAACTGTGCTGGAAAGCTGAGCTTCTGGCGGAATGCTCGCGCCACCGGATCGCAGCATCGTCGCGCACCAACATGATGACGCTGATCCGCGACATGGCCTGGCACATGACCGGCGCCGAGATCACCCGCGCCGTCTGCCGCCGTCTGCGGATGCGCGAATTTCCCGAAGCAGATGCCCCGATTGTCGAGAGGATCGCAGCATGACCCCCACCACCCTCCAGCAAGCCCGCGAGAACGTCGCGGCCCGGTATGCGCAGCCGTATCACCGGGCGGCAATTTTGCGAGGCGAATGGGACGCCGGCTCCCTCGTTCGGGATGAGATCGCCAAGGTTGAGGGGAGGAAGGCGTGAAGAAGTTGCTCGCTACCGGATGGTTCTGGTTTTTGGTGGCGCTGCTGCTGGTGTTGCTTGGCGACCAGCAGGACCGTCTGACATCGATGTTCCTGCTCGTCATTTCCCAGTTGTTTTTCGCCGCATACGAGGTGGTGAAGGCTATCCGGGAGAACCGCCCATGAACCCCTGCGCCGCCCGCCAGGCCACCGGCATGACCCGCAAAGAATGGGCAAGGGCCATGGGGGTGTCGGTGCTGACCACCAAGCGGTGGGAAGCCCCCGGCAGCCGATACGCCCGCTCGCCAACGCAGCACCGCGTCGAGAGGATGGAGCGCGTGCTTACCGGGTGTGGGGTTGATTTGAGGGAGGTGATGGGATGAACGCTGTTGCTGTGATTGAGGCGGCGGTGACGCCTGCTGAGGAATGGATCGATCGCGGCCGCGCCCTCGCCGCTCATCGCCGCGATGTCGATTGGGCCATCGCTGACTGGATGGTTGAGGGCAAAGCCGCTGGCCACCTCGATCAGGCGGGCTTCGACTTCCTCGCGGACAATCTGGGCATCGGCCCGGCCAAGCTGAAGCTGATCCACAAGGCCGCGGCGATCCCGGCGCACATGCGCGACACCAGCCTGACGGTCGAACACCACGCCATTGTCGCGTCGCTGCCGAAGGACGAGCAATTGACCATGCTCCATCAGGCATCGCGGGATCACTGGAAGGTTCCCGACCTGCGCGAGGCTGTGACGCAGTGGCGCTACCAGCATGGCGAGAATTTCGAGGACGAGGATATCGACACACACCTCTCCTCGCTCATCATCCGCGCCTGGAACCGTGGGACAAAGGCAGCGCGGCAATTGTTCATGGAGCAGGCCAATATCGCAAATCTGGGGGTGATCGATGAGGACCAAGCCAATGGCTAGCAGGGCAAAGCGGTTGCCGACTTCGGTGCCGGTGCCAGTGGATGAGGACTTCATTCCGAAGTTTCTGGAAGGCGGTTGGGCGCGTGTCAGCCGCATCTGGGGCGCCAAGCGCGCCCAGGTCTGGGTTCGGGTGATCGGGCTGGACCGGTTGCAGGCGATGCGGCGTGATTATCTGGCGGGGAGGCGGAAGGGATGACCCCGAAGCAGGAGAAATTCTGCCAGTTGTATGTCGAGCTGGGCAATGCGTCGGAGGCGTATAGGCAGGCCTATAATGCGGCGCGGATGAAGTCTGCGACGATCAACGTCAAGGCGTCGCAACTGCTCGATCAGGATAAGATCGCGGTAAGGGTCGCGGAATTGAAGGCTCACCACGCCGAACGGCATGACATGAGCGTCGATGACATCGCCAAGATGCTCAAGGAGGATCGTGATTTTGCACGCCAGTGCGAGACGCCGGCGGCGGCAGTGAGCGCCACCATGGGGCTGGCCAAGCTCTACGGACACCTTCGTGAGAAGGTCGAGCATACGGGCAAGGACGGCAAGGACTTGCCCGCAGTCGCACCCGCTGTCGCCATCTTCGCGCTGCCAGATAATGGGAGGGATGGCCCAGCCTCCTGATGAACGCCCACACGACCATCACGCCTGCGATCGGCCCGGAGACGATCAAGCCCCAGCCCGGCCCGCAAACATCGTTCCTTTCATCGGCCGCAGATATCGCCATATACGGCGGCGGCGCGGGCGGCGGAAAAACATGGGGCCTGCTCATGGAGCCGCTGCGCCATGTCAGCAATCCCGGCTTTGGCGCAGTCTTCTTCCGCCGCTCCACCGTCCAGATTCGCAATGAAGGCGGCCTGTGGGACGAAAGCGCAGTCCTCTATCCCCAGATCGGCGGCGACCCCAAGGAACACACGCTGTCATGGTCGTTCCCGACCGGCGCGTCCGTCAGCTTCGCCCACCTCGAACACGATAAGACCCGGTTCAACTGGCAGGGCAGCCAGATCCCGCTCATCTGCTTTGACGAGCTGACGCATTTCAGCGCGGTCCAGTTCTGGTATATGGTCAGCCGCAACCGCTCGATGTGCGGCGTGCGCCCCTACATCCGCGCGACCTGCAACCCCGACGCCGATAGCTGGGTGGCAACCCTCATTGCATGGTGGATCGATCAGGACACTGGCCTGCCGATCCCCGAGCGCGCCGGCAAACTGCGGTGGTTCGTGCGTGTCGGTGAAGACCTGAAATGGGCAGACGATCCCGCCGAGCTTGAGCAATACACGATGCTCAACGACGCCGGCGAGACGGTGCCAATCCCTGCAAAGTCGCTCACGTTCATCCCGGCCAAGCTGACCGACAACAAGGCGCTGATGGCAGCCGATCCAGGCTACATGGCATCGCTGCTCGCCCTACCCCTTGTCGAACGGGAGCGACTGCTTGGTGGAAACTGGAAGATCAGGCCGGCAGCGGGGTTGTATTTCCAGCGGGCATGGTGCCGCGTTGTCGATGCTGTCCCTGCTGGCACAGTGTTCGGCGTGGGCTATGACCTTGCCGCCACGCCGCCTACCCCGGAGAACCCTAACCCAGACGCGACGAGCCGCACCAAGATTGGGCGAACACCGGACGGGCGCTACATCGTGGTCCACAACAACACGGTGCAGGCCACGCCTGCCGGTGTCGAAACGTTCATCCTCAACAACGCATCGCAGGACGAGAAGGGTGCCATCATATCGCTGCCGCAAGACCCTGGCCAGGCGGGCAAGAGCCAAGTCAAGGCACTGACCCTGATGCTGTCTGGCTATACCGTCCGGTCGTCCACCGAAACCGGCGACAAGGTTACGCGCTTCGGCCCGTTCTCGGCGCAGTGCGAGGGCGGGAATGTCGATGTCCTGCGCGGAGATTGGAACGACGCTTGGTTCTCCGAACTGGAGGCGTTTCCATCGGCAAAGCATGACGACCGCGTGGACAGCACGTCGCGAGCATTCGAGGTTGTGGCGTTGCAGAAGCGCCGCCACTCCACCGCCGGCCTGCTGGGCTGAGGGGTATAAAGCAACCCCGCCCCTCCCCCTACCCTCCGGCCCATGGCGTGGATCACCGACAGTTTGCGGGGCGCAATTGACCTGGCGTCGCGGCTCAACCCGTTCTCCCGCGCTGGTGGCGTCGAAACCGCCATTGCCGGCCATTTCACCCACCAGCTTGCCATTGCCGCCTACATGTCGTCGGGCATGCTGCGGAAGGTCATTGCGATCCCCGCCGCCGATCGCACACAGAAGTGGCGCGACTGGCAGGCTGACAAGGACGACATCACCAAGATCGAGGCCGAGGAGAAGCGGCTAGGCCTGCGCGCCAAGACCAAGGAGGCGGAAGTCCTGCGCGGCACCGGCGGCGGGGCGTTCATCCTCGTCACCGCTGGCGATCACGATTCCCCCCTGACCCCGGAAAGCGTCGGCCCCGGCGGGCTGGTCGCGGTCAATGTCGTGTCGCGGTGGGAGATCACGCCGAAGGATTTCGAGAAGGATCTAGCCAGCCCGAACTATCGCCAGCCTCGCTATTTCGAGGTCAACGGCGGCGAGAAGACGGCCCAGCGCATCCACCCCTCGCGCGTCGTCTGCTTTCGTGGCGATCCGATTCCGTCCGCGACATCGTTCGATGAGATCGAAACCTTCTGGGGCGACTGCCGGCTGCTGCAGGTCTTCACGGCGGTCCAGAACTCGGATCACACCCAGGCGTGGTTTGTCGAGCTGGTCAAGAAGGCCAAGCTTCTGCGCATCGGCATCCCCGATCTGCTCGACATGCTGTCCAGCGAAGAGGGTAAGCGCAACCTCAACGAGCGCATCGCCCTGATCGCGTCGGGCGAAAGCACCCTGAACGCCACCGTCTATCGCTCCGGCACCGGGCAGGATGACCCGGGCGAGAAGATCGATGACTACCAGATCAATTTCTCCGGCATCCCTGCCTTCATGGACGCCGTGGACCAGCGCCTCGCCGCGGTGTCGGGCATCCCCTTCACCAAACTCATGGGCCGCTCGCCCGCCGGTATGAACGCCACCGGCGACAGTGACATGAACAACTGGTGGGACACGGTCGGCGACGGGCAGGAGAACGAAACCCGGCCGTGCCTGGAACAGCTTGACCCGTTCCTGCTCCGATCCGCAGGCGTGTCGAAGCCTGATGACATCTGGTGGCTGTGGGCGCCACTGCGCAAGCCGACCGAGAAGGAAGAGGCCGAGACGTTCAAGCTGCTGATGGAAGCCATCGGTGCGCTGATCGATGGCGGCATGGTCCCCCGCGAGGCGCTGGCGCAGGCGGTGCAGAACCTGATTGAAGAGCGCGGCTACATGCCCGGCCTGGCCGATGCGCTCAAGAAGATCCCCGAGGCGGAACGCTATGGCCTCAGCCCCGAGGATGATGGAGGTGACGATGATCCTTCTGCAATCCAAGCTGAAAGTGAGGTGATCCAACAGTCTCCCACGGCGCGGGCGTCTCGCGGAAGTCGAGACCCCGCACGTGCGGCAGAGTGACCTTTCAATTTGCTGGGAAACGGCAGAAATGCTAGAAAGGAAGCGGCCCGGCGGGTGCTACCAACACACCGCCGAGCCTGACCAAAGCGAACACGGAGCGTTCGACATGGCTGTTAAAGGTCCTGCCCATAAATCGGGCGACAGTAAAGCTTGCGCCCACTGTGGAGCGATCATTATTCGGAAGATGGGGCAGAATGGGGTGAATTGGACGGGCAGGCGCTTTTGCTCTGTCAAATGCTCCAACGGCTCCAAACAATTGCCAGAACCAATCTCAGACATAACCGGACAGCGCTTTGGGCGCTGGACCGTAGTCAGCTATCTGGGCCGCCCTCATGACCGTCGTCATTGGTGGGACTGCCAGTGCGACTGTGGCGCGCCAGGGCGGGTCGAGGAAAGCTCGCTCAAGGGCGGCAAGTCCAAAAGCTGCGGATGCTCGCAGCGAGAGGCGGCGGCTAAGGCGGCTGCTGTCACAGCGACCCATGGCATGTCGAAAAAATCACCTGAGTACTACGTTTGGTGCTCGCTCAAGCAAAGGTGCCTGAATCCCAAAGTGAAAAATTACGCCTCCTATGGCGGGCGCGGTATTCGTGTTTGTGATCGCTGGCGCGACAGCTTTGAGGCGTTCTATGACGATATGGGCGCTAGGCCATCACCGGGCCATTCCATTGACCGCATTGATAACGATCGCGGGTATGAGCCGGATAACTGCAGGTGGGCTACCCGTCTTGAGCAAGCCGCAAATCGCCGCCCTCGGGGGTCATCATGCGCTACTCGCTGAAGGATTTAGCCCGCCGGCAGCGCAAGATCCGCCGGTCCAGCATCACGATCCGCGATATCGAACCGCCGACCACCATGGCGACCGATCTCCACCGGGCCGTCTATCTGCGCGTGACGGCCGCATGGGCCGCCGCGACCGATCGCATCAACGCTGAATATGCTCGCACCCTGGCCACGATGACGCAGGACAGCCCCGCCGATGTGCAGCGCGAGGTGGACGATGCCGCATCCGCGATCGATCGACTGCTTCTGCTGTTGACCCCGGATGTCAGGCAATGGGCGTTCGGGGTCGAGCGCTGGTATCGGTCGAAGTGGCGCGGGGCTGTTCTGGCCGCGACCGGCGTTGACCTGCAAACTATGCTCGGCCCCGAGGACATGGCCGCCCCGCTGGAGACGCATATCCAGTGGAACGTCTCACTTGTGCGGGATGTGTCGGACCAGATCAGGCAGCGGATCGGCAATGCGGTGTTCGACGGCCTGCGCAACCGTACCCCGGCGCGCGATGTCGCCAAGGCGATCGATGAGGCGGTCGGTTTGGGCCGGGCGCGCAGCCAGCGGATTGCGTCGGACCAGCTCAACAAGCTGAGCAACGCGCTTGCAGATGAGCGGCGTCGTGAGGCTGGGATCAGCCGGTTCAAATGGCGATGGAGCCATAAGGTCCACGGCCGCAGGGAGCATATTGCGCGGGATGGGAAGATCTACGCCGATACCGCCGCCGGCGCAGACGAGGCTGAGGGGGTTTTGCCGCCGCCGGAGGATCGGCCTGGGCAGTTGCCTTATTGCGGGTGTCGCGGGCAGGCGGTGGTCACATTCGATTAGGCTTTGCCTGCTAGGACCAAGTGCCAACGAAACGCCGAGGCCGAACTATGAACATCCTGAACGCTATGGACAGCTTGCTTGACGGCGTCGCAGAAGACGGCTTCCCGCCGCGACACTGGATTATCCGGCATTCGGATTGGCTTGCGATCGGCATGAGGTTCAAGAAAGGGTTGCTCCCCAACCCCGAACTGGTCGGCCATAACACCTACCGGGGCATACCAGTCCACCTTGGCGAACTGAATGAGAATGAGCTTGCGGCCATCGTCTGCGGGGTCGGTGATAACGTGACCCGCGCCGCCCTCTGAGGGGTATAAACCCCATTTCTGCCGCCCCGTATCGTGCGGGGCATGCTGTTTTCGGACGCTCTCACGCTCGACGCCCCTCGCCGCACCAGTGACGGCTATATGGCCGTGCGGGCGAAGGCGGCGCGGACTGGAACCTACGCCTATCTCGGCAGCGAAATTGACCCCGACAACAAGCATGGCCTCCGCGATGCTGGCATGGTCAATGTCCTGCGCGATGCGGACGCCGTTTTCGATCCACTGTCTGCGCACAGCTTCATCGGGAAGCCGATCACCGACAATCACCCTACCGTAGCTGTCAACGCCAAGAATTGGCGCGACCACGCGCGCGGGACGGTGATGGGCGCGAAGTGGGAGGAAGGCGGTTATCTCGCCTTCGACCTGATGCTCACGGATGCCGACACCATCGATGCGGTGGACGCCGGCAAGCGTGAACTGTCGAACGGCTACGCGGCGGAACTGCAATTCGGCGATTTCGATGGTCCCGGCGGCGTCAAATGCGTGGCCAAGCAGGTCGCCATCAAGGGCAATCACGTAGCGATAGTGGACCGGGGCCGCGCTGGCCCGTCCTGCGCAATCACCGATGCCGCTCGCTGCGACAGCGCCCCTCGTTCCATCTTCGACAGCCTTACCACCGACGGAGCCGCAGAGGCCATTGCGTGGCTGAAGAAGGCCATCGCTCTGCATAAAAAGCATATGGACGGCACCGCTCCCACGACAGGTAGCGATGGCGAAAAAAGCCAAATGCTCATGATGACGCAAATGAAAAACGCGTTGTCCGAGCTTGAGTCCGGATCGTCCGGCAAATCCATGAAGATGGACCAGTCCACTTACGGAGCCCCTGCCATGAAGACCATGTTGATCGACGGGCTGACCGTCGACGTGTCCAACGCCGATACGGCCGAGGCCACGATCAAGACCCTGATCGCCGCGCGTGATGCGGCCGGCGCGAAGGTTGCCGGCCTCGAAACGCAGGTGGCGACCCTGACCACCGACAAGGCGACGCTGGAAGGCAAGGTCAAGGAACTGACCGATGCCAAGCCGACGCCGGCCCAGCTTCGTGACGCTGCGAAGGCATATTCCGCCGTGGTCGAAAAGGCCAAGGCGCACGGCGTGGCGGTGACCGACGCCATGGACGAGCAGGCCATCGTCAAGGCCACTGTTCTCAAGCATCTGGGCGATGCTGCCGAAAGCGCGAAGGAATGGACCGACGCGCAGTTCGCTTCGTCGTTCGCCATGCTCAAGGACGCCAAGCCGGCAGCGCCGGGCGTGCAGCCGCTGGGTTCTCCGGCAGCGCACACCAACATTTCCAACATCCGCGACGCCGCCCGCGCCGCGAGCAACCGCTAAGGAGGGCTGACCCATGGCTGTCAATCAGGACACCTATCTCGACACGCTGCCGGTCGCCTATCCGGGCATGGTCGCCAATGGCGAGACGAGCAACCGTATCTCGCGCACCTGCGAGGATTCGGCCGGCATTCCGTTTGGCGTCCCCGTCTATCGTGGCGTTGGCGATCATGGCTGCACCCGGACGCCCAACGCCTTCCTGCTCGGCATCACCATTGCGGACGAAACGCTCGGCCTTCTCGCAGGCCAGACCGCTGATCGCTACCAGCAGTATGACAACGTGGCGATCATGCCGCTGGGTGTCATCTGGGTAACCGCCGGTGAAGCCGTCACCGATGGCGCGCCTGCCTACGACACCGGTTCGGCCATCGTAGACACTGTCGGCTCGAATACCGCCCTGACCGGGTGGCAGTTCGACATTACCGGCGCCACCGCCGATCTCGTCAAGCTCTCGCGCCGTTAAGGGGGACAACACCATGCTCATCAATTTCTCTGACGCAACCGGGGGCATGTTCAAGGACGCCGCCTCCTTCCTCACGGCCGACGCCTCACAGCAGCAGATCGCCTTCGATCGTTGGGCGGCCTATGACGCCGAAATCGCGCGCACCTTCGGTGACAAGGCGGATCAGTTCTACGTCGACGCCCAGATCGGCCGCGCGTTTCTGACGCCGCAGCTGTTCCGCATCGAGACGCAGGTCTACATGCGCCGGTATCCCAACGCGGATCTCAACGGCCTGATCCCCATCAACACCGATGGCGACATGTGGGATGTCGGCACCGTGTTTTACAGCATGGACGAGGTCGGCAAGGCTGAGTTCCTAAGCGGCAAGGGCTTTGATATGCCCTATGCTTCGACGCTGATGGATCAGAAGAGCCGCGGTTTCCACCTGGCCGGCATCGGCTATGAATGGTCGACCCAGGAACTGCAGCGCGCCGCCAAGCTGGGCCGCTCGCTGCCGACTGACAAGGCGGGTGCAGCCCGCAAGGCTGCGCAGTTCTTCAAGCGCTCGGTCGCCATGACCGGGCGGACCCCTGGCGCAGCCACTTCGGAAAAGGGATGGACCGGCTTCACCAATGATCCGAACGTGCCCGCCTCGAACGTGGCGGCGGACGGAACCGGTTCGAGCACGACCTGGGCTACCAAGTCGCCGGATCTGATCAGCCGCGACATCTGGGCTGCCGTCAATCTGGTCGAGACGCAGACCAAGGAAACGCACACCGCGACCGTCGTGGGCCTGCCGACCCAGAAGCTGCGCTACATCGAGCAGACCCGGATGACCGATGGTTCGGGCACCATCCTCGACTTCATCCGCGGCAATCGCGATGGCGGCGACAACATCACTTTCAAGCCGATCCGCGAGCTAGCCGGCGCCGGCGCCTCGGGCACCGATCGCATGGTCGCGTTCGATAGTTCCGAGGAAGTCGTGCAGTTCCACCTGCCTGGCGACCACGAGTTCCTGCCGGCGTTCCAGAAGTCGTCCATGACCTATGAGGTCGGCGGCATCATGAACATCGGCGGCACCGAAGTCCGCCTGCCCAAGGCAATGACCTACAAGGATGGTATCTGACCATGGCGAAGATCACCAACTATGCGCGCGGTTCGCGCGGCATCACCCTCAAGGATGGTTCGATCGTCTGGCTCGATCCGGGTCAGTCGGCGGACATCAAGAAGGACGATATCGCCGGCCCTCTGCCCGATCTGGGTCGCGAACCGGAAGAGCCGGTCAGCAACGACGATGAGGTGAGCGCCCTCACCGCGCAGGTCGCAGACCTCACCAAGCAGGTCGAGGCCCTGACCACCGAGCGCGACGGCCTGGCGAAGGACAAGGAAGACCTCACCAAGCAGGTCGAGGCCCTGACCAAGCCGGCCGACACCAAGAAGTAACCGCCACCTCCGGGGGCAAACAGGGCCGCTGCTCACACCGGGCGGCGGCCCTATTCGTAAGGACCAACCCATGCCCTATACCCGCCCACCGATCGCCAAGTTCCGCGCCCTCTACCCGCAGTTCGACAAGCTGACGGACCAGCAATATGACGCGTGGGCCGACAAGATCGAGCGCAAGGTCGGTGAAGGCTACGGCGACGAGCAGCAGGACGCGACCGAATTGCTGATAGCCCACACGCTGGCCGTCAATGGCGTCGGCACCGGGGCTATGGGCAAGATGGCGCTCAACGGCGCGACCAGCTTCGACAGCGGCGACTTCGCACTGGACCTGTCCAACGACTTCGTGAACGCGCGGGCAAAGGGCGGCTATGGCGCCACGATCTACGGCCGGCAGTTTCAGGAGATCCAGCGCCGGCTGTTCGGCGGACCTCGCCTTGTGGGGTGCATCTGATGTTCGCCGAGCTTTATGGTGAGCTGGCCGCCAGCTTTGCAGAAGAGGGCGACGGCCCGTTCTGGCCGGCGTGGATCGTGTCGCAGGGCAAGCTGAAGTTTGACGACGGCGGGTCGCTGGTGCCGTCCCCTGTCGGCCCCTGGCAGCGCGATTGCGTGGTCCAGATCGATTCCGCCGATACCGCCATGCGCGGGGAGAAGGGCTTTGCCGAAACCGATCGCCGCATGATCATCCCGACCGGAACGCTGAGCGGGCCGGTGACGACCGATCATCAGGTCGAGGTGCGCTCCGGGCCGTTTGCGGGGACGTGGAACATCGAGAGCGTCAGCTGCAATGCGGCAGCGTCGCAACTGGTGGCGAGAGGGAGGAAGGCATAGCCATGGCGTGGATCACGATCACGAAGCGCTGGAATCGCAAGGTCAATGACCTGCAGACCGCCCGCTTCCTTCCCGGCCGCCACAATGTCACCGCGGCAGTGGCGCGTGAGGCGAAGGATGCTGGCGTTGTCGAGCCGGAGAAGGCTGAGGACGGCGATGGTCAAGACGACGGGTAGCGGCTCCTATCTTCGGCGGATCAGGCAGGGCGGCCCGGAGATCGTGAAGCGCGTCGGTGCAGTGGTGTTCGCCGCTGCGGATGATGTCAGAAGCGACGCGCAAATCAGCCTGACCACGGGAGCGAGCAGCGGCGCAAATCACACGCCCAGCGCGCCGGGCACGCCGCCCAATCAGGACAGTGGCACGCTTGGCAACTCCATCCAGGCATTGCGGCTGCCTCCATTGCGTGCGCAGGTTATCGCGGATGCGCCATATGCGGCGATCCAGGAATATGGCGGGATCATCAACCACCCCGGCGGGACGGCATATTTCATCGGCGAAGACGGCATGGCGACCTTCGTTGGCAATGACGACCCCCGAGCTGCGAGCCTGCCCCGCACCAGGCCGCATGAGATCGTTCTGCCCGCCCGCCCCTATCTCCGGCCGGCGCTGGAGAAAAACCGGGATCAGATCAACAAAGATATAGCGTCCGCGCTTAATGCGGCATTGAAAGCAGGTAAGAATGGCGCAGGATAGCAGCTTCCACGTCCGCCGCGCGCTGATCGCGGCGCTCAAGGCCGATACCGATCTGGCCGCGCTGGTGTCGCCCGATAGCATCTATCCGGGCGAGATCATCGCTGACCCGGCCTATCCTCTGATCATGTTCACCGATGGCGAGGCGGCGCCGTTGCGCCGATCCTGCATCGATGGCGCGACGATCCCGGTCACCTTCACCGCCTATGCCAAGCCTCGCCATGAGGAGAAGCAGATGGTCGAGACAGCCGAGGATGTGGTGCGCAAGATCAGCGCCCAGATCAGCAAGGCGCTCGATCGCAAGAAGTTCGCGCTCGGGACCGACTATGATGCGGTGGCACATATCCGTTGGCAGGGCAGTATCCACCGGCGTAATGGAGGTGAAAGCAATGCCTGGCAGGCAGTCGTGCGGTTCTCGGCGAGGGTGATCGCTTGATGTCCCTATCCGGCTATTCCGAGGCGCTGGAGGCGAACAACGAGGCGCACGCTCCAGATCAGAAGCCTGACCCGGCGGACGCTGATTTTTCTCGTTTGAAGCGGGCTATGTCGGCCGCGGGTTAGAGGACGACCGCGCGCGATCATCTTTGGTCATCCTCCGGAACCATGGCGCCCACGATGCTCCTCGTTGAGGCGGCAGCTTTCGAGACAACCAGAACCGAACGTTGGTCAGCCGAGACAGTCTCAGCACGCGTCGTCTCGTTGGTTTGATGTAGCTCGGGATCATAATTTGCCTTTTGCCCGCACCCTGTTGACCATTTTTCGCCGCATCAATTCGTCTTTAGCAGCCTCTTTTCGGATGCGGATTTCGTCCAACCGCGCTCTCAGAAGTTGCTCGTCTCGCTCGATCCCTCGCAGAATATCTTCGAGTTCCCTAATCCTGGCGGTGCTCGTTTCATCCATGCCCTCTTCAAGTATTTGGATGACCTCCGCATTCATTGAGCGTTCGTTCGCCTTCGCGCGCGACGCAAGGCGCTCACGAAGGCCATCGGGCAGCCTCAAGATGAAGCGGTCATATTCTCGAATCGGCTTTTCACTCATGGCATCACAATGGCTATTGACGCATCACCCAGTCAATGGCATCACATAGACACTACATAGCATCACGCTTGTAGATAAGGAGAAGCGAATGAGTAGGCAGTTGCCACCTTTCGGGCTTCGAATGCCGGACAAACTGCGAGTGCAGCTTAAAGAACTCGCCGAAATGCGCCGCCGTTCGATGAACGCGCAGATTATCACGATGCTGGAGAGCGGCCTCGCCGCAGAGAAAGCGGCGTCGAACCCCACGGCCTAGGAAACCAAGGTTCGACGCCTTCAATGTGAAGGAAACAACACAATGAACGATTTGATATATAACGGCTCGGGCGGCGAAACACCACCCACGATGTCCAGCAAGGAAATCGCGCAGCTTTGCGAGAAGCGCCATGGCGATGTCCTTCGCGATATTCGGACGATGCTGGACGCTCTGGGAGATGACGCAGATTTGCGTCATGTCGTGGAAGACAAGGATTCTCGCGGTTACACCAAGGAATTCCTCCTCCCGAAGGATCTGACGCTCACCCTCGTTGCTGGTTACAATATCCAGTTGCGTCACCGCATCGTGAAGCGGCTCGAAGAAATCGAGGCGCGGCCCGCTGACCCGATGGTCATGCTGAATGACAATGCGTGGCTGCGCGGCACCCTGCTCTCCTACACTGAGAAGGTTGCCGAGATGCAGGGGCAGATCGAGGAGATGCGACCGTCCGTCCAAGCACTGGAACGCATCGCCGTGTCCGATGGCTCGTTGTGCATCACGGATGCAGCCAAGAACCTCCAAGTCCAGCCCAAGGCGCTGTTCAACTATCTGCGGGAGCATCGCTGGATTTACAGCCGCCCTGGGTCGGCCGGTTACGTCGCCTATCAGGACAAGCTGCAATCGGGCTTGCTAGAGCATAAGGTGACGGTGGTGACGCGGGCTGATGGATCCGAAAAGACCACAACTCAGGTCCGCGTGACAGCGAAGGGAATGGCGCGCCTCGCCAAGCTGTTCCCTCCGGTGGCAGAGGCCGCCTAAAAACAGAACGGCGCCGGGATAGCCGTCCCAGCGCCGCTCCTAACCCTCAATTGAACAACAGGAGTGTTCAATCATGGCTTCGAACGTCATACCCTTTCCGATGCATCGTGTCACGCGCCGTGCCGAAATCGCGGATGCGCGCGCCCACATCGCCAAAATCCGCAGCGTCCTCGCGACCAGCACCAACCCGCTCCAGATCGATCTGGGCCATTTCATGATCGACATGCGCTTGGCGGAAATCCGCGATCTTGAGCATGAGAACGACAACATCATTCCGCTGCGGAGGGCATGATGACCGCCCGTCGCAATTTTCTGCGCGGCATGGTCGCGCTATCCGCCGCCGCTGTTCCCGTGGCCGCTCAGGCGGCTAAGCTGGACGAATGGGATCGTCTCGCGGTTGGCCTCTCGCTGATCAATCCGAATGCCCCGAAGGCTGTGGCCAATGCCCGCGCCCAAGGTATGCGGCCGGAATGGATCTATACCGTCGTCACACTCGACACCCCGGCGCATCCGGTGCTGTGTTTCGAGACGCCAGAAGGTAAGATGGTGTCGATCGGCCCGAGGATGCTTGCGGTCGATCCGCAGGACATGGCGTTTCGCGACTAATGGGGCGGCCTTCGGGCCGTCTTACATCAATTCGCCGCTCAACTTTGCTGTCAAGCAATTGGTGTCACGATACAATTTCCAACGTTTGTATTCTTCCTGATTGTGCTCAGCCAGGTAGGCGTCGGCTACCTTACCGGCTGCGACGCACATCTCTTTCTTGCTGCCGCCAGCCTGTTCAACCATGCGGTATTCTTCTTCGGCATTTTGACTTGCGCGGGAACATCCCGCCGATCCCAATACGCAGGCGAGTGCTATCCCTTGCCACCAGCGCGCGCGCTTCGTAATGTTCGTCAATGTCAGACCCCACTCCCGCGTTGATGAGGGCCATCATCGTCCAGATGATCCGCTCCGGCAAGCTATCATATGATGACATTGTCAGTGCATCTGATGAACTTCGCCGCGAGGGTGATGATGATGCCGCCCATAACTTGACGGCCTACTGGGTAATGTCGCTCGCCGAACCCGCGTCCCATTACGAGGCCGAAGTCAGGCGCGGCCAGTTCCGGGTGATCGACCCCGACTGAGGGGTATAAAGCCTCCCCCTCCAGCGCCCTAACCTCCTGCAAATTGCGCTGGAGATGTAGATGACGCTTCCCACCACCTTCGACTTCGCCCAGCTCAAGCTTGGCGACGGCGCGACGCCGGAAGTATTCACGGTCGTCTGCGGCCTCGAAACCACCGGCATCAACGAATCCGCGCAGACCAGCGATCGCTATGTCCGCGACTGCACCGCGCCGGCCACCCCTCCGACCCGCAAGATTCGCGTCACCGGCGTGACCTGGGACATTTCCGGCAGCGGACTGTCGAATGTGGCGCAGTTCGCGCTGCTCAAGGATGCCTTGGGCAAGCATCGCAACTGGCAGATCGTGCCGCTCGACACCACCGACCCCGACACGCCCGCCGGCACGCCGATGGGCACGTTCGAAGGCACGGGCGTCCTGACCTCGCGCAACATCGCGACTGTCGCTGATGGTTTCGCCACGCTGGAACTGACGCTGGCCGGCGAAGGCGATCTGGAGTGGGATCCGGCCTAAATGATCCAGACCGCGCTTGAACTGGATTTCGCGGACGGAACCTACCTCTTCGACTTGAAGCTGCCGCAACTGGCGGAATTGCAGGAGAAGCGGAAGGCCGGGGTGTTCGCCATCTACGGCCGCGTGATGCGTGGCCGCACGGTGATCGACGGCACGCCCTTCGCCTTTGCCGAAGAGGGGCAGTCCTTCGCGGAAGACCTGTTCGAGGTGATCCGCCTCGCGCTGATCGGCGGCGGGAAAGGTATGGTCGACGGCCGGGAGATTTCGGTCAATGCCATGACGGCCCGCACTCTGGTCGAGCGCTACTGCCACAGCGCCCCGCTGCGCGACAGTTGGAACATTGCGGCCGCGATCCTGCTTGCGCGCGTGGAGGGCTACGATCCCCCAAAAGCGGAGCCGCCCAAGGCGGCGGCACCCGATACAGCGACGCAATCGACATCGGAGACGCCATCGCCTCCTGTGCCCTGATGGGCATGGATTGGCGGGGAATGACATGGTGGGAATATCAGGCGGCGCGCTGGAACTGGAACCGCATCCACTCCGGTGAAAAGCCCGCCCCTGATCTGGACCGCCTCAAGGCTATAGCGGGGGCGGCGCTGAACTGATGGCAGAAGCTGACAAGGTTGTAGTCGAGATCGAGGCGCGGGTCGACCAGGCCAATCGCGCACTCACCCAGCACGCCAACACCGCCGACAAGGCGATGACCGCAGTTGAGCGATCCGCGGCAAAGGCCGAGGCTGCTATTCGGTCAAGCGCAATCGTTGCTGTCGACAATACTGCCAGGGTGGCAAATGCCCAACGAAACCTTGGCCGCCAATGGGCTGACATCGGCGCTCAAGCCGCCAGTGGCCAGTCCCTGTTCATGGTTCTGGCACAGCAGGCGCCGCAAGTCGCGGACGCCCTCACGGACATGGGGGGGCGCGCGGGGCAAGTCGCCGCCTTCTTCTCCGGCCCTTGGGGCGCGGCGCTTCTCGCAGCAGGCTCGGTCATTGGCGTGGTTGCCAGCAAAGCCCTTGAGGGCGGCGACAGCATCGAGAGCCTGACCAAAAAGCTGGAGGCGAATGCGGAGAAGGCGCGCGCCACTGCGCAGGCGCAGGCCATTTTTGAGACAAGCCTTTATGGTGCAGCCGACGCAAGCGCGAAGCTCAACAAGGAACTGAAAGAGCAAAACCAGACCCAGTTGCAACTGGCGCGATCCACGCTCGCGCTGGCTGAAGCAAGGCGCCAGGACAATCTGCAAAACCTGCGGGCCGAGGTGACGAACGCCGCGGCGGCCCGCCGCGCTGCGCAAGCGGCCGCCGACCCATCCAATTTCGTTCAGGGCGGGACGGTAATGGGGGCTAGCGGCTTCGGCCAAACCCTGTCCCGCAATCAAGCAACGTCCGATTTGATCAAGGCGACGGAGCGCGAACGGGTCGCCCTTCAGGGGCTAAAAGATGCCACCGCAGCCGTCGTAGAGGCGCGCGTCCCGCTGCTGGACATGAAGGCGGTCGCTGCGAGTGATGAGAGCGCAGCAGCTACCCTTCGCCATGAAGAAGCCTTGGGCAAGCTGCGCGATGAGTTTCGCCGGACGGGCAATGAATCCGCGTATCTCGCTGGTCGCACCAGAATTGAGAATGAACTGGAGGCGGCGCAAGAGGCTATCCACAAGCGCGAGAGCGATGCCCGTAAGGCCGGGACAGAGGCTAAACGCGCAGCGGCCAAAGCGGCGAGAGAGGCGGCTAAGGCTGCTCGGGAAGAGTTGCAGGCCCAAAAGGAATTGCAAGCGACGCTGGAGCGCGTTGTCGAAAAATATGATCCGCTCCGGTCGATCGCCATGGATACGGCGAAGGCGATGCAGGACATCGACAAGCTGCAGATGGCCGGCCTGATCACCGCCGTCGATGCCGTCGCCTACAAGCTCAAGCTGGCCAATGACCAGGCCAAGGCAATCGCTGACGCCGCATGGAAGGCTCAGGAACAGCGCTGGCTCGGCGTCGGGATCACCCAGGAAGACATGGACGGATCGGGGGTTCGCAAGGACATCGACCGCCGTGTCGAAATGGAGCGCGAGGCGAACGAGCGGATCGCGGCTGACTTCCGCCAGAAGCAGGAAGCGCAGATCCGCACCCTGGCCAACATCTTCGAAGACGGTTTCCGGGGCGGCACGAAGGCCATCTGGGGCGACTTCAAGGCGATCGGGATGCGCATCCTCGCCGAAATGATCGCGCGGTGGCTGGTGATGAAGAGCTCTGGGCAGTCCGGCGGGAGTATCGGCAGCCTGTTTTCTTCTGCCGCCAAATCTGTACTCGGATTCTCGACAAAGTCAGCCGGTGGCGGTGAAACTGGGACTGGCGTTGGCTTTGCGATTGGCGGTTATACAGGCGGTGGGGATCGCAACCAGGTGGCGGGCGCCGTCCACAAGGGCGAATATGTCTTTGACGCCGAGGCAACCAACAGGATCGGCGTTGGCAATCTGGCAGCAATGCGCAATGGCGCGCTGCCGCGATCGATGGCAGGTGCCGGCGGCTTTGCAATCCAGCAAACCGTCCACGTAGACGCCCGCAACAGCGTGAACCCGACCGGCTTTGAGCGCCGCATTCTGTCGCTGAGCGGACAGCAGGCCGTTGAAGCCGCGTCCGCCATGGGTCGCGCTGTCTACAAGGGCGTGCCGTCCCGCCTCGCCGAATATGGCCGGGATGGCACCTGATGGCTATTGCTTTGCTCCCCCGGCTTCCTCGATCGCTTTCGATAGCCGCAGCAGTTGCAGCCCTAGCGATCGCGCTTCCTCTGCGGTCATGGCGACGCGCAAATGCTCGCGCCTCTCGTTGCGCTCTGGCGCGATCTGATGATGCTCGATCGACACAAAACCAAGCGGATATCGCATCTTCAGTTCAAGCGCTGATATCCGGTCATGCCGAACGCCTTGAGTTCCAAGGTCATGATCTTTCGCCGTCACAGATTGCCTCCGCTCTGATTCGTAGTGGTTCGACAGTGTTTATCGGGCGCCTGGATTTGACAAACGGCGGGGCCACCTGATGGCGGTCTATCGCGAAAGCTTCATCGCCTATATCGACTGCGAGCCGCCTGCCCTGCTGCACGGCGGCTTCGGCAATCTGCCGGTCCCTTCCGATAGTGTCCTGCCCTCACCCATGATCGCGCTGGGCGGCGGGGAACTGCTCAGCATCCCCGACTGGCAGACGCTCATCAACGGATCGACCGAGCGCCTGGACCTGTCGCTTTCGGGCGTCTCGGAAGAGATTGTCCGCCTCGCGATCGAAGACGCCCCATCGGTGGCTGGCGCTGACGTGCATGTCGGAACGATCCGCTACAACGGTGACTGGTCGATTGCCTCGATCCTCTGGGAAAACATGTTCGAGGCCCGGTCCCTGACCGTCAGCCGGCCTCAGGCGCAGGGCAATCAGGTGACGCGCTCGATCACGCTAACTATCGTGCAGGGCGACAGCACCCGGTCGCGCGCGCCGAACGCCTATTTCACTGACGCCGACCAGCGCCGGAAGCATCCAACAGACGCCATATTCAGCAACGTCGGCGGCATCACCGCTGGCACGTCGCGGAGGTTCGGCCCCCGTGATTGATCTTGGCGCATGGCTTCTGGCGAACGGATCGCGGCGGCATCAACATGGCGCATGGGACTGCTGCAGCTTCCCGGCGCAGTGGGCGATGGACAACGGCCTGCCCGACCCGATGGCCCATTGGCGCGGCGCCTATAGCGATTCCGAGGGTGCCCGCGCGTTGATCCGCGACGCCGGCAGCCTGACCCAGCTTTTCCGCTGCGGCATGGAAGCGGCCGGCATTGCCGAGCGGCACGGCGATGTGCGGCAGGGCGATATCGGCGTAATCCGCATCGGCGAAGAGGAAGCCGGGGCGATCTTCACCGGCAAGCGCTGGGCGCTGCTGGCCAATCGCGGCTTTGTGGCAACCTCGATCGAGCCTGAGCTTGTCGCAGCGGCATGGTGCATCGATGGGTAGGACGCTGGGCCGCATCATCGCCGTGGTCACGGCCCCGGTCACGCTGATCGACCGAAACCTCGGCAACATCGTCCGGTCCGTCGCCTTCACCGCGATCGGCAGTTCGATCGGAGGTCCGCTCGGTGCAGCAATCGGCGCCACCCTCGCCGGTGGCATCGCCTCGCTGGACCGGCCCCGCTCGCAACCGTCCGACACGGCGGCCACTTCGCTCAAGACATCGCGCCCGCCGCGCGTCGGGGCCTATGGCGAGAGCCGGCAATATGGCTCCTATATCCTCTACGAAACCGGCGGCAACGGCGCCGCGATCGACGGCTATGCGGTCCATGACGGGATGATGACCGCGCCCGTCGCCTTCTACATCGGTGACGACAAGGTGACGCACAAATCGGGCGTCTCCTATCCCGGCGGGCTGGTGAATGGCCTGCCCGATGGCCGATACGGCGATGACACGACGCGCTTCTACTGGACCGATGGCAGGACGCCAGGAACGGCGGTCCCGGTCATCTATAACGACCTGCCCGGCGTCTGGAGCGCGAACCACCGCGGCGATGGCGTCTGTCTGATCTACACCCGGTTCGCCTCGGTAAAATCCAAGAATTTCCTCACCCGCTTCCCGAACGGCACGCCGCCGGCATCGGTGGCCGCGCGCTGGCAGAAGTGCCCCGATCCCTATGCGGCCGATCCCTGCGATGACAGCGTGTGGACATGGACCGAGAACCCGATCCGCCAGCTCATGCACTACATGCTGTATCGCGAGGCGCCCAAGCCGACCGGACCAGTGACGGCGCCGGGCTATGCGGCCGAACTGATGGCGCTCCGGGTCGCCTTCTACAACCGCAAGATCGCCCCATCGCTCGCGACCTGGCGCGCCGCGTCCGATGTCTGCAACGAGGCTGTCACGCTCAAGGCAGGCGGCACCGAGGCGCGCTATCGCTCCTGCCTGTCGCACAATCTGACCACCAGCCACGGCGAAGTGAAGGCCGGGCTTTTGACCCTGTGCGATGGCTGGATGGCGACCCAGCCTGACGGGTCGCTCGCGGTCTATGCCGGCAAATATTACACGCCCACCGTCACCATCGGGCCAAGCGAGATCATCGCCTATGAGTGGGAGGGCGTGGGCGTCGATGACGACAGCGCGGTCAACGAATATGTCTGCTCCTATGTCTCCAAGGCGCACGAATATAACAGCGTCGAGTGCGACGCCTGGCGCGACGAGGACGACATCGAGGAGCGCGGCGCGTTGCTTTCCGACACGCTGGACCTGCAAACCCCGTCGTGGGGTCAGGTTCGCCGGATCGCCAAGCGCCGGATGGCTCGCACGAACGCGCTCTATCGCGGATCGGTCACCACCAACGTTGCCGGGCGGGTCGTGCGCGGCCAGCGCTTCATTCACCTGCGCATCGTTGAAGCGGGGACCACCTTCTACGACGGCCCCGCAGAGATCACCTCTGTCACGCGCAACAATGCCACCGGCGGCGTCTCCTTCTCCTGGGTGGCGGCCGATCCGAATGTCGATGCCTGGAACGCGGCGACCGAGGAAGGCAACCCGGCGGCGGTGGGTGATCGCGTCGCGCAAACCCCACTCGACACCCCGACCATCACATCGGCCGCGCTCGATTATTCCGACAGCTCAAGCGGTGACGGCTCGGGCGCGCGGGTCCGCATCATTGCAGCCGGGCCGGATCGCGACGACCTGACTTGGTATGCCCGCTGGAAGACCAGCACCGGGTCGGTCTGGAACGAGAGCGAATATAGCGACATCGACCCCGGCGCCTCCGTCGAACTGCTCACCGGCTTCGTCCCGGTCGACGCGATGATCGATGTGCAGGTCGCCTATCAGGTTGGCGACGGCCGTGTCTCCGACTGGTCCACCACCGCCACAGTCAACACCACCACCTCCGGCATGCTGACCGAGGATGGCGACATGATGATCACTGAAGACGGCGACGAAATGATTGAGGAATAGCCATGGCACAGAAGAAGTGGAGCGAGTTCGCCGCCGGTAGCGCTCTGACCGGCACCGAGATCATTCCTGGCATCGCCGCGGGCGTGAACCGGCGTTGGACGGCGGCGCAGATCGCCACCTACATCACGGCGCTGATCACCGACAGCGCCCCGGCGACGCTCGACACGCTCAATGAGCTGGCAGCGGCGCTAGGGGATGACCCGAACTTTGCGGCGACGATGGCGGCGGCGCTGGCCGGCAAGCAGCCGCTGGATGCCGATTTGACCGCCATTGCGGCAGTGACCACCACGCCCTTTGGCCGCGGCATGTTGACGATGGCGGACTCGGCGGCTGCGCTGACTGCGCTGAGCGGGCAGCCCTTGGCCAGCACGTTGACGAAGTTGGCCGCGCTTACGCTCGCTCCTGAAAAGGTGATCAGGATCAACGCGTCAGGCGACGCCGAATTGATCGACTGGATCTTGTCCGGTTCATGGACGCCGACCATAACCTGCGTCACGCCTGGCGACCTTTCGGTGAGCTATTCGACGCAAGTCGGGGGATACAACAAGCGCGGGAAAATGGTGGAAATCTGGGGCACCCTGATCTTCACCCCCACATATTCCACGGCAACCGGCAATCTGAGGATCGACGGCCTGCCGGCAGCCGCCGATAGCAGTTCTGCTTTGGCAACCATCAACTTTGCCTCGCTGTCGTCGTTCACCTGGCCGAGCAGTTCGACCCAGTTGTTCATGACGCCGCAGACCAGCGCCCAATACGCACATATCGTAGGGCATCGATCTGGCGGAAGCACCGCAACCGCGCAGATGTCCATGCTCCCGTCTGGAACGGCGCAGACTTTGCGCTTCTCTGGGACTTACCGTTCAGCCGCGTGAGGCATGAGGGGTATAAAGCAACGCGGGGCTAAAACCTACGCTGGGGGGCATGAAGATCGTCCCCGCGCATGTCTGGAATCCTGACCCCGTTCGCGCGGGCGTTCAGGCGACGGTGATTAGCGGCGGCACGGCGCTCGACGGCGACGAGACGGTCATCCAGACCGATGGCGGCGGCCGGGTCGAGATCAGCTATGGCGAGTTCGATCTTGACGATCCCTATGAGCGCCGGCTCTGGGATGTCTGGCAGGACTATTTCTCCGGCGGCGCGCGGGTAGTCGCTGTTCCGGTCCTCGCGCGGGAACTGGCGCCTGTCCCCGCTGGCGCTTCGTCCGTGATCGTCATGAACGACCCATGGTTTCCCGATAGTGTCAGCTTCAGCCCGCCCATGATCATCGCGGAGACGGTTGGCCTTGCCCCGCAGCGCGCTATCACGATCACGCTCGATATCAGCCAGGGCGACGCGCCGGAGCCGGGAACGTGGTTCGGCATCGGCTACCGCGCCTACAAAATCCGCCGGGTCATCAGCGTTTCCGGCTCGCAATATGAAGTCGAGTTCTCGCCTCCCCTGCGCGATGCTGTTGCGGACGCGACGCCAGTCAACATGGATTGGCCCGTCGTCCAGTGTCGCCCGGTGCTGGGCCAAGACCTGATCCCGCAAATCTCCAACGGACAATATGGCTCGATGTCGGTGTCGTTCGTGGAGGACTTCACGCCGCTGAGCGAGGTGGTCGAATGATCGTCGCGCAGTATCGCAGCGTACACGGCTCGCGCATCGTCATCCCCCTGCTACTCAAGGCGGACGATGGCGAGACGGTGGACGAGATCGCCGTTTCTGCATGGCTGCGGTTCGCGGATTTCCCGCCTGCCGAAGCAACCGACGAAATGCCCGCCGCGATCGCCTTCACGGTGGAGACGCGCGACGACAAACCGGGCTGGCTGCTCATCATCCCGGAAGCCGACGCCGCAGCGCTGGCGGTCGGATTCTACATCATCACCATCAAGGCCGGCGAGGACATCAGCGACCGCTTTGCGCGCCTGGAAATCGTTGAAGGGGGCGCTGGATGACCGCCTATATCAAGTTCGACGGAGAGCCGATCTATGGCGATCAGGCCATCGCCGCCATCGCCGGCCCGCGCGGGAAGTCGGCGGCACAGCAGCTATATGATGCCGGGCTGATCCCCGAACCGACGACCGACGCCATGAATGCCTATCTGGGCCAGATCGGCGCCGATGCAGGGCAGGAAGCGGCAGAGGCCGTCGTGGGCGCGGTTTCGGATCGCGTGACCGATCTGGAGGAGATCGACGCCGGGGATCGGCTCGATGCGCTCGACTCCGTGGGTCTTGCGACCACCAAGGGTTCGGGCCAGATGTTGATGGGATCCAGCAATATTGCTGAGAGCGGCAACGGCGCGCGTGTCCCCGTGTGGCGCAATGCGACCCCCACTGACCTCATGTCGCGAAAGGCCCCGACCGACTATCGTTATCTGTTCGATGCCCTCAAGGATGCGGGCGAGGCGATCGAGAATTTCATTTCCCCCAAGGCCACGGCGACCAGCGGGGGGCCGCTGGACCATTATGCCGCCTTCAACCGCGGGGCTGCTGACAAGTCCTGCTCGCGGCTGCTGCTCAATCGTCCGTCCTACTATTTCCGTTCGGGCATTGGGTCGAAGCTGCGGAACATGGTGTTCGTGTCGGGATCGGTCGCGGGCGGTCGCCCGACGATCATCTTTTCCGATGAACTGCACCACATGATCGATCTGGGCACCGACTGCGAGAACATCCGCTTCGAGGGGCACTGGATCGTCGCATTCCGCGACACGCCGGCAACCAGCTCAGTCTATGGTCTGTCCTGCAGCGGCTGCAAGAATGTCGAGTTTGATCGCCTGACCATCCTCAATAGCTTGGGCGGCGCGCGGTTCGTAAGCACCACCGCCAATGTCCATATCCGGCAGCTAGACCTGCCGGCGGGCGCGCCCTTCGCGACCGCCAATACGATCAGCGGGGTGGTTATCGATCGGCTCACTGGCGGCGACACCAGCACCATCGGCGCCGGCCATGACCTTAAAATCGGCGTGATACTGCCGGCCATCCTGTCCAGCATCGGCCTACTGACAGCTTCGGCGAATAAGCACATTCGGTTCAACGCCAGCGCCGCGCCGGTGATGGATGATTGGATTGAAGCCGCGTCTTGGACGCCAACGATCACGTCTGCAACGCCTGGGGACATTGCATTTTCCGGCACCGCCAGCGGGACGTATTGGAAATACGGCCGATTGCTGATCCTGTCCTACACCTTGGCTGGAACGCTTTCCTACACGACCGCCAGCGGAGACCTGCGCATCGGCGGCGTGCCCGTTCTTTTCGCAGGCGGTTCTGCGCAGCCCATGGATGCACCGAACACCTGCCCAGCATGGACGTGGCCGGGCACGGCATCGACCGATTTTTACGCAACGCCCGTGGGAAGCCAAAGCTATTTCCAGTTCGTCGCCGGCAAGAGCGGGTCTGGCCGATCTATCGCGCAGGTTACCATGTGGCCGAACGGCACAAACTACACGGTGCGCGGCATCATCCGCGCCATGGCCAATTCTTAGGAGATAGCCGATGTATCTGATCACCCATCTCCATGGCCCGATTGAGGTCCGAGAAACGGTCACCATCGAAGTTTCTGGCGTGACGCACGAAATCCCCAACCATCGCGTGCTGAACCCTGGCGACGACATCAGCAAAGAGTCGGCCGAGTTGCAACAGGCCTGCGCGGATTGGTGGACCCCGGACCGCATCGATGCTTTCGAGCGGAGCAAGCAGGATGCTGCAGCGCG